TCAAGAAAAACCTCTATCGGGTCCGGGATATCGGCGTCGTGGTATTCATGTCCTATCCATAGTTCCAGCACGACCCTGCTTGGGTTGTCAAGCAGGATAGCCGTGCATTGTGGCCAAGTCCGCGTGGGGCGGAACTCTCTGCGGAATGCGCTGCTCCACATCTCGGCGATAGCCTGGCACGCGGTCTGCTCAATCAGGCGCTGGGCTTTGCGCCGGCGCATGTCGGAGACGTCCAGCTCTTTCACGTCCTCAATGACGCGCGCCACGATCGCATCGACAAATTGATCGTCGATGATGTGAGGGAAGAAAATCGCTTGTATCAGATTAGCCATGGGAAGGACCCGCCAAAGCTGGACAAACCGGGGGGATTGGGTTGGCTTTGGCGGGTGGACCCCTCGTCTCGGGGGGAGACAAACAGAAATCAACACCAACCCGTGCTAGCTGTCAATCACCACGCCCCGCCGTCCGCGCCGTTGGGGATGGTCGCCTCGACGACAGAAGCGGGGCGGCTCACATCGATATCGGCCGGCGTCGGCGGCTCGGCGCGTGAAGCCTGCAGGGCGATGTCGGCGGCGTGGAGCCGTGCCTGGGCGTCTGATAGATTTACTGTAGCTAATCCCATCCGGGTGTCGGCGAGGATCTGATCAACACGCGCATCGTCTCGGGCGCCATAAGCGCGGCGCACCGCGGCAGACGCTTCACGGAATTCCAGAACGGCTTCGGCTTCGGTCATTGGTCAGCTCCCCTAATGGTTGAAACCTTGTGCATCAGGCGCATGGTGTGGTCAACCCTCTCCGGGTTCGTAAACGCGTTCTTGCACGCGGACTACAATCATCTCGCCCGGGCGATCGAAGCGGGACAGGTCGCCAAGTTCCGCCTCGGCTGCTTTGCGGTCAAACGTCCTGCGGTTCTGCTTCGTCACGAAGGCGACTGCCATGACGCCCACGGCGTCCATCTCGCCGGAAACTATCCCGTCTCGCAGGATAGCCTCGCGCGCTTGCAGCGCCTTGATCTGGTCTCGGACTGACTTGAGTTCGTCGGCTGGTTTCAGGTTGGTGGTCATCGTTTTCGCTCCATCAATTGAAGAAAGAATTTTCCTTCCTGTTGTGTTGCCCCGGACCGGGTGTTGCTTCGGACCCCCCTATAGGGGTCCCCGAAAGTAGCAACACACCTCCCGGCTCCGCAAAACAAAAGCAACACCAAGCAACACCTAGCAACACCCCCCCTTAAGCCATTGAAAACATTAGACATGGGTGTTGCTTTCTGTTTCCAACACATACCAAAGCTTGGCACCTTCAGCCTCTTTAGCATAAACGTGCTTGGAAACAGCCAGATCGGCAAGGATTAGCTGCACAGTCGGCCTTTTGAGGCCTGTTTCCTCAACCAGCTCTTTCACGAATTTAGGCCCCTCTGCCAGCAGCGTGAGGACGAGGCGGGCTGATTTGGAGTGTGGCTTACTGGCCGCCTTGCCGTCTTTAGCCCTCTCCGGATCCTCTCTCAGGACGGGCAGCAGGGACGACATGACCAGCCCGCTTTCCGGGTGCGTAACCTCGACCTTGACGAGCTCGACGGTCATGGGTTTGGGCTCGTCAGAATGGCGTGCGGCGGTGCATTCGATCCGGCATATCTGGGTGCCTTCGGTGCGGGTGATACGGAACTCATTGTCCACGGCCCCCAGCAGGGCGCTGGAGCCCCGTGCGCCCTTCTCCGCGTCCTTGCCCGAGTGGTGAACGATGGCGATGTGGGCGCGCGTGTGAGCGCGCAGCGTATCAACCGCCTGGACAAAGCGGGTCATGTCCTGAGATGAGTTCTCATCCCCCGGCCCGAAGTGACGGTTTAGGGTATCTATCACAACCAGCCCCGGCCTGACCGGCAGGCTGTCGATCGCTGCAAGCGCATTTGCGAGGCCTTCCGGGGTGCTCAATGGCACGCCCACGGGGATGGTCCAGAAGCGCGCCTGGCGGCCTTCGGATCGCTTCGCCAGCCAGACGTGGACGCGATACTTGAAGGTGCCCATGCCTTCCCCGAGGAGATACAGGACCGGCTGCTGGATGACGGCATTGCCGCGCCATTCGACGCCGCAAGCGACACTCAAAGCCATGTCCAGCACGTTAAAGGTCTTGAAAGTCTTGGCGGGGCCATACCAGACCGACGCCCCGTCATCGATCACCCAGCCGTCAATGATCCAGGTGGGATCGGGAACCGATAGCAGGCCTTGCACGTCAAGGATGGGCAGGCGGGGGCGTACAGGCTCCGTGGGAGCCGCAAGGAAGCCCGCGACGTCGAAGCCTTCGGCCACGGCGTCGGCAGCGTCCCAGCCTTCTGGCTTGCCCGCTGGCGGTGTCAGCCGCCGCACAGCGCAACCAAGCGCGGCGAGGGGTTCTGCCAGCTTGTCCATCAGCGATGAACCAGGCGTGTCGTGATCAGGCCAGAGCACGACCGTCTTGCCGGCCAATGGCGTGAGGTCCGTCTTCTCGATTGAGGTATTCGCCCCGCCCATCAGTGACGTGGCGTCAATCCCGACAGAAGCCAGTGCGTCTACGCACTTCTCGCCCTCGACAATTACGACCGCTTCTGACGCATGCCAGCGATCAAGCCCGTACAGCGGGCGTGGGGATGGCATGCCGCCGGGAACCGCAAACGTCTTTTTGCCGTTAGACAGCGCCCAGCGGTTGACGTCGCAGACCTTGCGGCCTGCCTTGTCGCGGTAGACGTATTTCGCTTCAAGCACCCTGTCGGGTTCGGGCTCTACGGGTTTGGCGGCTTCGACTTCGTGGCGCACGACTGCCCGCGGGGCGGGTGTTCCGCCTGCCCATGCGTCACACTCCGCGAGGATCTGGGCGAAGTCGCGCGCCACGTTGAGATGATGCGCCACGGCGTACAGTCCGAAGACGTCTCCCCGATCGCCTGTGGCGTGATCGATCCAGCGGCCGGCGGTGTCGTCAGCCGTGACGCTGATGGACAGGCTGAGGCCTTTGGAGCCGGACACGTCCCCGATCCGGGCATCCTTTGGCCCCATGACAGCGCGGGGATACAGGTAGCGGACGAACTCGCGGACCCTGCCTTGCAAAGCCCGGTAGACCCGCTCCTTTCGGATCGAGGCGTCTTCGAAAGCGGGTATCCTTGCCGCGTCGTTGAAGTCCAGCATGGCTTACCCCCAGCAGCGTTTACGGAAGGGGCAATCCTTGCACAGCCAGTAGGCCTCGTCATCCGTGCATCTGGCCCGCAGGCTTCCGGCCCGTGTGTCCGCGATGATCCCGGCTGCGCGGTCTGATGCTGCCTGTGCGCGTTCGCGATCGAACGGGACCAGCTCGAGGTAGATCTCCATCGTGTCCGCATTGGTGGCCTGGAACAGCGCGGGCGAGGTGAGATCAAGGTAAGCCTGATACAGCGCGACCTGATCGGCGTATTCGGGTTTGGCTTTGGCCAGCCCGTTCTTGTTGATCGCCGCCCACGACTTCTGGCCCAGCGCCTTGTGCTCCCAGAGCATGGGGTATTGGTAGCCGTCAGGCCCGCTCTTGATGACCCGATCAACGTGCCCCCGGAATGCCCCGCCTGCAACCGAGAAGCCTATGGGCGCCCCGTCCTTGCCTGTCTGCGTGAGCCTGAACCCTGCGTCTGACAGCCAGACAGCGGCCATGCTTTCCATCATGTGCCCCCGCTGGAATATGCGCAGGGTTTTTGCCGAGAAGCGCCAGCCTTCATCGTGAGGCTCGCCCATGAACTCGTACTGTATCTTGCGCTCACAGGGCGAGCCGATCGAGGACGCGCCGACATAGGTGCGCCGCTTCTCGGCTGGCGGTGGGAGCTTGTCGATAAGCGCATGGATAGCCGCGACGTCTGCGGTTCGTGTCATGGTGGTGGGGTTCAGATCGATCATTTGCGCACCTGTTGCTTGACGGGGTCCGGATCGCCTGGCTTGCGCCGGGCGTAGGCGTTGCACTGCTGGTGATGCGTGTCGCGCACCATCCTGAAGTGCGGTGACGCCTCGCCCTTGCATTGCGGGCGTGGCATCCGCTGGAGCCAGACGCAGCCCTCGCATGTCGTGTTCTGCTGCTTCTGGATGTGAGCGGCTGCGGCCTGTTGGGCCGAGGCGTCGCGAAAGACGCGTGTGCGTGTTTGGCTGGTCATGCTGCGCGCTCCTGAAGGATGGCGCGCGATGCCAGGCGCATGGCGACACGGGTGCAGATCATGGCGACCCGCTCGCCCGTCAGTGCATCCGTCTGCGCTTCGATGCGCCGGCGGGCATAAATCACGGTTGTGTGGTCGCGGCCCCCGAACAGGTTGCCTACCTGCGTGGTGGACTTGCCGGTCTTGAGGGCGAGGTACATGCCGCAAGCGCGCCAGTGTGCAAGATCGCTGAACTTGCGGTCTCCCGTAAGCTCGTCAACTGAGTAGTGCGAGGCGTCAGCCGTCGCAGCGATGATGTCGGAGATAGACGGCGTCATGCCGGTAACCTTTCTTCGGATGTTGGATCTTCAAGGGTCTGAACGCGGGTATTCTCGATCGCCTCGTGCGCAATCGCGAACAACATCGCGGCATCGACCTTCGACCATTTGCCGAGCGGTTCCTCCCAAGGCAGGCCCGACGCCTTGTCGGCAATCAAAGCCAGTGCCGCCTCGGCAAAGCCCAAGGTCATCGCGTCAGGCGAGCCGATCTTGGGCGTCCCGCGGCGCGTGGCCCAGTTGCAGGTGCGCGCCTGTATCCACGTGTTGATTGCTGCGAAGGCGAGAAACCATGCGTCTCGATCGATCATCGCATACCCGCGTTCGCCGAGCATGCGTTTGAGCGTGGCGGCCGCCGCAACGGTCGCCAGGTTGTCTGGATCATCTGTCATTGTATGTGCCCAGCTAGGGGGCCGGTGTTACCCGACCCCCTGCCCGGTCAGCCCCACGACGGGCGGCTGGAGGGTTTGGCTGCCGCAGGCTTGGCAGCAGCCTTGACCTTCGCTGGCTTGAACCCGGCGTATTCGGGGTCATCCACCGCCACGGCTGCGATGGTGTTCTTGTCCTTGCCCTTGACGGTATCGCCGCTGCGGCCATCGACATAGTCCGATCCGGCTTCGATGCCGAAGCGTGCAACGAACGCCAGCCCGGACAGGTCTTCCCAGTCTGATATCTTGCGAGCGGCCATAGCCTCTGCGCTGTCGTCGGTGGAGCTGATGCCGTAGGCGCTTTCGAGGATCGAGCGGATCAGGGAGCGGGTGATTGACACCATCTTGTTGTGACCGTCCGAACCGTTGCCGGCGATGCCTGCCCACTTCCAGGCCTTGCGGCCCTTGTGTGGACCGGCGGTGATTGTCACCTCGAGGTCGAGGCCTTGCACGCGTGCGTCCTTGCCGGATGTCTTGATGCCGCGCACCGTGATGACGGCTGGCGCAACGGTGCCATCGGGGATCGGGCTGCCAGATCCGCCGCCGGTTGCAACTTCTGCTGTGTTGAAATCGAATGAAGACATGATTGAAATCCTTATTTGAGGAGCTTGGCGAACAGGTCGCCGAGGTGTGGTTTTTCCATAAGTGCGAGACGTCCGGAGCGATCCTTTGCCGGGAACCCCCATTCGTTTTCGGGCCCCGTGATGAACGCCCGGAATGGCTCGCCATCTTCCGGGCGGATGATCGCGAAAGTGATCACCTCATCCACGATGCCTGGCATCTCGCGGCCGGTCTTGCTGCCATCGATCTGGATTGACCACGTCTTTCGTCCGAAGTCGTCTTCGTCCTCGTTCAGCAGGCAGACGAAGACCACGTTGCGCGTGCGCGCCTGTTGCAGGCGCTTGATCCACCCGATCATCTGGCGGCCGAGGAGGCCGTACATTGAGCGGGTATCCTTATCGCCCTTGGCGGTCATGGCTTCGGGCTGGGTCTCAGCCCACGCCATGCAGAGGCGCGCGGCTTCGGTGATGCTGTCGATGAATACCGTCTGGTATTTATCCAGCGCCGCGGCGTCACCAAAGCGATCGCAGACGGCATCGTAGTGCTGCTGGCCGTAGAGATCGCCGGGTCGGACGTTGGTGTTAGGGCCGGCGAGGAAGCACGCGAGGTCGCGGCATTCCTGCCACGTTTTCGGGCGCAGTTCGTCCACCGGCACGTCCGAGACGGACAGGTTGCCTGCCTCGAGGTCGATGAACAGCACGCTCTCAGGATCGAGTGTGCGCAGTAATGATGTCTTGCCGACGCCTGGCGGCCCGACGATGAGGAGCTTTACGCCTCTCGTTTCGGACATGCGTTCGTCGGCTGTGATGATGGCCAATCCCATCGTACAGCTCCGTTACTTTTCTAGCTGCTTACCCTTGCTCTGCGTGAAGGCAGGCGGTGGAAGGTAAGGAGCCGTGCCCCTGCTAATTCGTGCGCTTAGCGCCTTAGTTCGCAGGCTTCCACCGCTTGCTCCGTGATCCCCGTTGCGGGGGAAATTTCAACAACGAGCCTTGGCTCGTATGACCAGAATTTACGGACGGTCAGGTCAACGACCTGCACGTCATCCTTCCAGCATACACCATTCAACGCATCCAGCGCCAGCTTGGCAAGGTTGTCTGCGTCGGGTTTCTTCGTGGGGCGCTCAATCCCGGCCATCATGTTCTCGCGGCGCTTCTTCGAGACGTATTGCGGAATGCGCAGGTATGCGGTCAGCTTCACGTCAATCGGCCCCTCGATGATCTTCGCGCCCGCTTCCATCGCCCAAGCGGCAACAGCCTGCTTCTCGGATGCGGTCTTGCCATCCGTAAAGAACCGCTTGCCTTGCGTGCGGGCTCTTGCCCATCCGCGCGGCTCGCCTGGAACAGTAAACCACAAGCGGCTCATCGCTGCCACGTCTCCAGCCCGACCTCACCCTTCGAGACCTTGTTGATCAGCAGCATCAGCTCGTAAGACGGCCTCGCCTTGCCGCGGCGCAATTTGGAAATGTGCGCGCGATCGCGTGCGAACCATCTGGCCGCTTCCGCGTCCGTGATGTTGGTTTGCTCTAGCCACTGTGAAAATGTCATGCTGCAATGTGTGCACCACTTGCCGGATTGGCGTCAAGCAGAAAAGTTGCACGCCGCGCACAGATAGTAATTGCTTCTTAATGCAAGCCATGCACACTGGGGACATCAAAGGAGCACGACATGTGGTCATCAGC